TCTTGGAAATCAGGCCATACTCAGCAAGCAAGAGTTGCTTGTGGGCATCACCAGTCTTAGCAAGTTCGACAGTCTGGAAAGGACGGAGCCAACCAATGGCCCAAAAGTCCATATCCAAAAAGAACACATGTTCCGTGCTTTTTACGTTACGGTCACTCACGATTCTGAACGTACCAAAATCGCTGACGTAAACGTCAACAGCGGCTACGACGTGTGCGGGTGCATCACCCTTCGTGTTAGTACGAAGAGATGATACGGACTGTGCTAGATCAGAGATCGCCTGTTTAATAGCAGACGGAGCCAAGATCAAGTCAGGGTTACCACCAGCATCATAGCAGTCTTTGATGACGTTCTTAATACCAGCTTCCGTAATGGAAGCAGTAGCAGTGGCTTCAGTCATCGCAGTCGTACCCGTTGCACCAGCAGCCGGAGAACCGGACGTTGGATTCATGGATACATAGTTGGTAGCAAGCCATGCAGGAACACCAGCCGTTGCTCTCGCTGTGGTTGAGTTACCGGCAGCACGGACGATATTTTCTAACAACATACCTTCCATATCGCGCTTCATGCGCTTGCCGTTCTTAGCGAGTTGATAGGCTTGATGTTTGCCGTGACCGGCGTAATTAACTGCATCGTCAGTTCCAGATGTCTGGTTTACATATTGTGATATCTGGGCGTAATTTCCAAGTCGCGTCGGAAGCACACGAGCGGTGGCAGCAATGCTGTCATCGCCCTCAATCTTACGGTTAGTTGCACCAGCCGTAATCGAGTCAGTCTGCCATTCAAAGAAAGTATTATCTACAGTCTGTTTGGCACAACCTGACATAAAGGGTGTGTCCATAGGAGCGATGTTGTAAATTACATCTGACAATGCTTCTCGGATCGCAACTGACGAGTAAGTCAGTGACGTATTTGTAGCAATTGCCATTTGTTATTCTCCTTATTAGGAATTGTATAAATCTTCCAAAATAGAGGCCGCATCATCGACATGGCCTGTATTTCGAAGACGTTTCATTTTGGCAGTACGCTTAGATTTGGAATCTTCTCTTTTTTCACGACCCGTACCAGGACGTACAACCCTTGGTTTATTCTTCAATTTCTTTGATTTTACATCGGCCTTCTGCATGGCATCATACTTAGACGCTTTCAGTAAAACAAGTAAAGAACGGTGATCTACAAGGGAGTTTATTTCCTCAGCAGAGAATCCCTGGCTGGAAGCGTAATCACGGATTTCCGTAGCCATCTTTTTCTGCTTTTCGGGTTCACCCCATTCTGGAAGAGCGGCAGAAAGTTTGCCGTGTTCTTCCTGAAGAATCTGGGTACGCAGTTTCTTAGACTCTTCTGCATGACGCTGTTGAGCATGGTACTGCTCTTGTTGCATCTGCTGAACCCTCTCCTGCGCTTCCCTAAACTCCTCTTTCTTTGTGACATATTCAATAGGATCAGTATCTTTTAAAGATTGCCAATCCAAATTTGCGAACTTGTCAAGACCAGCCGATGAATTGGCTATGATCTGATTCAAAGATTCCATGTACTGCTGACGCTCTGCCTGTATGGTGGAAACCTCAGAGTTGTACTGTTTTTGCAGTTCCTCCATCTGTTTCCTGTCATTGGACAGTTCTTGCGTCTTTCGGGTGTAATCTGACTGGCGACTATAGCCTCTCAGAAGTTCGTCAAAGGTAACCTCATGCTCTTCACCATTTACAGTGACAGCGTATAGAGGGTCTTCTTCTTCTCCATCGTCAGTTTCCTCAGATTCTTCCTCTTCGCCCTCATCAGACTCTTCGGCTTCCTCTTCGGACTCCTCTTCCAATGATTCGTCTTGAATTTCTTCAGTGGACTCTTCTTCTTCCGTAGGGGCGGTTTGCTCAGTTTCTGGTTTCTTCTCTTCGGATTCCATCAGACCGAGTAATACCTCTTGTGCTTCCATTATACTGCCTGGTTGCATTTGATTTTCGTGTGCTTGCGGGGCTACTTGCTTATCCGCCATAATTTAAATCCTCTTTAGATGAATGGGTGTTGCTGTGCCATAACCTTATTCATGTGTCCAGTTTCAACTATGGACTTTACATGACCATAAAGCCTGTCAAGCAGTCTCATCGCAAGCCAGATTGATTCTCTGGCCTCCAACTCTGTCGAACCACTGGCATTCCAGCGATCCATTAAATCTTTTCTTATTACCTCAAATGCCTCATTAAACAACTCGTCTTTAAGAAGGTCATTAGCCCTTCGTTCCCTTTCTTCAGTATCCATTTATACGGTAGATAATCCCCTCTCCTCTAAATATCTTGTAACGTAGTTATTAGATGGGCCAAGTCTATTAGCCAAAACCGCATCTTTCCGTGGTTGTCGATTTGCTGGATTAATTATATCTAGAAAATTAAAAAGCAATTCGTTGAATCTAGCATTTTTCGCAGGCATTGGCTTTCCAAATCCCGGCTGTGGGCCTCTTGGCCCCAGTTGGCCAGGAGTATATTCTCTGTCGAAAGCATCTACTCCCAATTGGATTTGCGCTGGAGTTCTAGTTCTAAACCTATTACTCCAACCGCCACCACCAGTATTCATATTGTTTAACGTGGAACGCGCAATATTCATATTACGCAATTCTTCATCCGTCATTGCCATATTACGTCGCCCCTATCGCTACTGCTCTCTTCTGTTCACGCTCTAACTGTAGTTCTCCCATCTTTAACTGGGCGTCTACCGCAGCCTCTTGAGCATCCTGTTGAACTTTCTGAGCTTTGATCTGTACTTCAGCAGCTTTGATTTCCAGTTCCTTATGCTTTATCTGAGACTCCATTTGTTTTTCCCGCTCTTCAAGGCTAGGTGGTTTTGGGGGAGCCATAGCGGGATCAGTAAGGAAATCACTGACATTCTGGAAGCCCATAGCTTTCACTAGGGCTGATCCAAGATTATACATATTTTGCTCGGTAACAATACTTAGACCACCCTGCATTGCTTGTCCGGCAAAACTGAGCATCTGAGATAAATGCGCCATCTGTTGATCTTTACTGCCATGACCTAGAGCCACGGATACAGTACAATCAACCTTATCATTCCAGGCATCAGGGCGTACAGGAATCCACTGGTTCCTTAGTTGTACGACCCTTTCCTTATCCTGATTCTTTAACAACAATTCATAGATAGTAATCATCAGGTCTTTCACACCAGTCTCTGCAAAGTTTCTGGCTATCAGTTCTACCCGACTCTGTGCTGCTGTCATAACGGCGTTTACAGCGGTGGCTGTGGTGTGTGATGTCAGAGCGTTCTCATTCATGCCTTGAGACATCCTCGATACACCAGCCCTAGACTCCCTCACCCCATCCAAGTATTCAAGCATCTGGAAGGAGTAGGGTTCTAAAGCAGGTGTTGTGAGGGGCATTACGGCGTTAGGGGATTTAACTCTCACCACTCCGCCTGGTCTTTGCGTGAGCAGATCATCAAGGTTCGCCTGCCCCTCTAATACTGCGTACCTACCAAAGTTCTGGTTGTACATATTATCCATTAAGTTACGCATAAGCGTGGATTTCATCAATTGTAAATCCATCACCAAGTCTGCGACCGACATACCAAAGAACTTGTGGGGAATCTTAATCGGTGTGATAGAAACAAATGGAATAGAATCTATCTCATCATTCTGTAAAACTTTATCCCCTACAGTGCAAACCTTTCGTAACTCTGTAATTCCATCACCATCAAAATCTGTTTTCAAGAAAGATTCATACAGCCAGTATGTTCTTAAGGCTTCCTCTGATATAGAATCACCTAAATTAAAATTAGAGCTATTATCAAAATCGAATCGTGCTTCTCTTTCACCAAAGAATTGATCGTCATACTCACCACTTCCCAAATCTTCTGGGCCAAGATCTTCATCTGGATATAATTCTCTTAATTCAGATAAAGTCTTTTTTACTCGATGACAAACAAATCTTGCCTGTTGAATAGTTTTGGAATCTCTTGAAATAAGAAATTCGGACGGTGGAACATTCTCTATTTTTATCTTGCCATTATAAGAACTGCGCTTTATAACGACATCATGTAGTGGAGATTCATATTCTGTATATTCAGTATGCTCAAGAACTTCAACATCTGGACTGTTTATTAAAACAGAAAATCCTATTTCATCTAAGCCTCTATACTCTTCCCGTTGACTGTCCTCATACTCATCCCACCATACCTTGACTATGCCATTCTTTGATAGCAGGGCATCAGTGAACCATGAGTATAAAATTTCCCAACCAGGATTATCTTTGGTAAACACATAGTTCACGTAATCACTAGCTTGGTCAGCCATTGCAACGTCTTCGGGACCATGAGGATTAAATTTTACCATTTCATCCCCGGAGGCAAATACTCGCATCAAGGAGGGCTTAATCCATTCAATGGTATCTTGTACTGTAGAATCTATGAACTGGCTGCGACCCTCTACTTCATTTCCAAAGGGCAGGCCATAGTAATATTCCATAGCCTTCTCTCTCTGTTGCGAAATAGTATCGCCATAGCCTAGAGCATCAGTAACCTCTGTATTGATCCTAGCTACCAGTTCTTCTTCGGTGATTTTTTCTTTCGCCATTAAATAATTCCGTAGTTCCTGTATTCAACGTCTTGCGTCCATGTGGGGTCTTCCCCTGCAACTGCAAAGCGTTGAGATTGAAAGGCATACCTTGTTGCAGACATGAGGTCATCTCTTAAAGGAACTACCTTGTTATCTTTCCTGTGGTACATTCTGAACTCTTCAAACCAATCGGATAGAGTTGAGAAAACCTTAAACTTACCCGCCTCTACTGATTGGAGCATAGCCATCAAGCCTTCCTCAATAGAGTTGGAACCTTTATTATTTCCCAATGCGGGAGGGTTAGTAAAGTGTTCCAGTAAAAAGTTACACCCCGCATTTCTATATTGATCAGCTAACCCTGGATTTCCCATACTGTCCCTTCTATTACCATCATGCGGATAGGCTATGGGAATAAAATGAGGTCTTGACCTTAATACTGCTGCATGAACAGCAGGACTGGCTTTAGAGGCTCTATAGCAATCATAGACATAGAACATCTCCTCATCTCGGTCAATAGCACACCATACAACTGCTGTAGGATGATCCCATCCGAAGTCTATTGCAGCGATCCTCGGCCAATGGGACTGTATCTCCATCGGCTCGACCATCACCTTCTCTTCCCCTAGCGGGAAGACCAATCCTGAACCAATGGAAGGTCGTCCGTTCTTTCTCATCTCCCTTTCATGGGGGGAGTACGACGAAAGAATCTGCTCCATTACGACTTCTGAGAGGTGGCCTCTTACTCCATTCTGGGAGAAGATTTTCTCTGAGGCATCATCCCATGTAGCGTTGGTTAGAGACTGCCCCGATTGGAGGTTGTTCATAAAGGATGCGACCGTTTCTGTCATCCCTTGCTCTGGGGTAAAAGTCATATAAACCATACCCTTACGGTCCAATGTTCGAGTAACTGCTTGACTATAGATATCTCTTGATGGTTCCTCATCCAGCCATATGCAGTCTACCGAACGACCCTGCCACTTCTCCTGGCCCATCTCATAGGCTTTGAAGAATAAAGAGGAGTTCCCACCGGAAACGTGTTTAATTAGAGCTACGCTCTTTGCGTTTGGAACCCCAGGCTTCCTCTCGGTCTTTATTATTAGATTTCTCGGTATAGCACCGGACCCAAAGGCTTCTGGGTCATCGGGGGAACCCAATAGTTCGTATTGAACGATGTCGCGTGTCGTTTCATTTG